CGCGTCCTATCCCATATGTTGACCTCCAGCGGGACGTCTGCGTTTACGTTCGTGAGAAAAGCCTCAAATGCTTTTTTGGTCATGTTGTAGTGGATCGTGTCAGGCATGGATACCTCCAGCGCGATAGATTGATAAAGCCTCAGAAAGTGGCAAAGTATTTAAAATTGTTTTGCTTTTAAATACGTCTTCAATGTTGGCTTTTGCCAAGTAGATTTGCATCTGTAATTTTGTGAGTGTTTTTGTCTCGTAGATTAGCCCGTCGTCTTTTGCCACATACAAAATCTTTTTAGCCAGCGCGCGCTTTAGATCCTTGGCGTACAGGTGTTCAGTCAGTAATTCATTAATGACGTGATCCGCGTTTTTTTCGTAGGTAAATATCTTGCTGGAATCGAGGGGATCCCTCATGTCAGTAACGACGTGTGGCAAAGTTTTAGCGTATGCGCTTAGTGTGCGCTCCAGTTCGTGGGGATGGTAGTTATTGCACGCGCCATAGCCTCCGTTTTCCACAATACCAGCCCTGACTCCGTCGATATATACCGACGCCTCAAAACAGTTAGTCTCGTGGCTTGCAAACTCTGAATGCTTTACGTTTTTTAGTTCAATTTTCATGGCTTACCTTTCTAGATGGTTTCGATTTTTAGGGTGTCTTGTTCGTAATGCTCCGACTCTTCGGGTGCAAGATCAAACAATTCGTGCGCGCCTTCATTGGCGAGTTCGGGGGTATCAGCGCAAAGGGTGATGTTCTTCACCACAATAGCGCGGATCGTTACTTGATACAGGTTCATAAGACTGACTCCTTACTGGTTGCGGGGGTTCGTTTGTAACAGGTATATCCTGATTGTCAAACAAGGTATAAAAAGCCTGACTCAGGCGTGGGGTTATCTGACTTCAGCCCTCCCCTGATCTATTAATTTTCTCGCCAGCGGGCGATCGTGCGGGTGTTCTTGATCCAGCATAGCGCGGATCTTTTCAGCGATGGCGCGTGACTTTTCGGGCGTCGCCCGTTCGTAACGCGCGCCTAGATTTATGTAGTCTGACTCTGTGTATTTCATCGATTTCTTTCGGACGTGTTTAACCAGGCTGAAAGCTGCCAAGCTTTTAGCATCGGTGAGGGGGGGGCTTTTCAGCCCTTAAGCCTGACTCAGTCGATCAGGTTAAATCGTGCAACATCCACAACACGGGGCGTCTTCGCATCGTCCGTTTTTGTTGCGGTAGTATTCGCGCGCGCCTATTTGAAAAACGTTCGCGCGGTAGTTTTTGGGCGTGATATACGCGCCCTTGTCGTCGTGTAGGGCGTCGTCATGTTCAGCCAGCCATGCTCGTCGGGTGTCGGTGCAATATTGGATATCGTCGCCTTTGCGTATAGGCGCGCCCGTGATGGCGTCGCGCCCGTTATATTTTGCGGTCATCTGTTTAATCATAAATTCCACCTTTAACAATAAAATCTCTGTCGTGATAGGTTCCGCCATCGCGGATTACTTGGCGGATACTTTTCAGCATCGCGTCGGATACTTTGCCCGTTTTATCCCTGTCTTTGCCTAAGTTCCAAGCAAAGGCGTGGCGGTATTTTTTGATTAGGTGCGCGAGTTCGCGCAATTCGTTCTCGGTCATGCGGGCACCTTTTGGATATTGATAACGCGGTTTTTGTGCCCTAGGGCGTGATCAGCGATAACGATATCGCGGGCGGTTTTGCTGGTACCTCCGCACAACATACAGTCAGCGCACGTTGTACGGGCTCCCGCCTCTTTTGACGCTGGGCACGTCGCCTCCAGCGGTTGGCGATCGATCCCGATGGATACCCGAAAAGTCCGCATTCCGTGCAAGTTTGCCAGCGCGGATTGGTCGATATTCTCGGTTGACGCCATTACAAAACGCGACCAGCGGGCGTGATCAAAACGTTTGTTTTGCCATTGGTGGGTGTAACCTGTCCAGCCTTTGGCGTGAGCGGTGACGTTTTCCCATACGTCAACGGGGCACGCGTAGGGGTCGCCATAGGTGCCGATTCTGATTTGTCTGCCCGCGAGTAATACTCCAGCCTCCGCGGGTGAAACCTTTTGATAACGTCCGCGTTTGTATGCTTTGTAGACTTGGGCGACTATTTTGCCAACATTGACATAACATGGGGCGTCGCCCGTCTTTTTTGCCAGCACGGGGCGATGGGTGCATTGTCCGCAAATACTAATGTCCGCGCCCGTTCTAAGCGCGTCTACGGGGTGTACGTCTGACCTGATAATGAATGATTGGATCAGCGCGCCCGTTTTGGCATTGTTGCTGGACGCGTGGATTTTGTTCAAGATAACGACAATTGGCGCGCCATCGATTTCGGACGCGCCCTCGTATACGATAAAGCCTAGGGGTTTTTTCATCTTGTCACCTGTAAAAAAAGAGTTTTAGATTTTTCGTGATTGCATAGGATCGCGCGGGCGATAGCATGGCGTCCCGTCCTATTGGCGCGGGTGAGCGCGTCGGGTGTTAGTTTTTTATAGAGTGCGCGTAAGACGACGCGCGCGGGATCGGTTACGTGTACGCGCAATCGGTTATAGGTTCCAAAGTAAGCCATTAATTAAGCCCTCCAAGGTGATAGGGATCTGACGAATGAGTCGCCATTGGTATGTTTTTCGGTCACGTTCAAAATCCAGCCTTTAGCCTTTGCGTTTTCCATGTAGGCGAAGGCGTCGCAATCTTCCTCTAAAAATGCGCGATCCCCTTTGACGTAGGAATAACCTGATATCAGGTTGGCGATGTTCAGTTCGCGAATATCAGCGATGGCGACCTCCAGCCAGCCGTGCGCGGGATCGGTGTGAAATGTTAGTTTTTTGGTTGTCATAACGTTTGCTCCGTTAGTTAATGGAGCCCATACAGTAAATGCACAATAAAGCGTTGTCAGTCACCAAGGCGACAAAGCTGCATAGATCTACAGTAGAAAATAGCATTCGTTTGCCTGGTTTCTGTCGCATAGGTGACAGATAACCCGTTTGTTCCCTATAATCGCGACCAAATAAACCAGCGAAGCGGATCAGCAAATGAAACCTCTAACACGTAAGCAGATAAGGGAAGCATTAGATACAGTCCCAATTGATTCCGTTCTAGGTGTCTCAGGGGAACTAACAACAAAACAAAAGAATTTCGCCCGCGAAGTCGCCAGCGGTAAAACAAAGGCTGACGCATACAGAAAAGCATATAAAGCCGACGCCACCAAACGCACACTAGCGGGCGCGCCTTATGACCTCGCAAAGGATCCCCGAATATCACGCGAGATCGACGCCTATAGGTTGGCTAATGAGGCATCAAAATATCGTACGGCTGGACAATTGAGGGATCTAGTAATCCATTCGCTGGTGCAAGTCGTCATCGATCCCGAGGCTAAACACGCGACCAAAGTGCAGGCGTCGCGGGTGCTGGGCACTGTTGCGGGCGTCGATGCATTCATTCATAGATCCGAAACCAAGGTGATCAAATCCAGCGAGTCAACACGCGATCAGATAATGCAAGAGTTACGTAAACTAATGACCAATAACGCGACCGACGCCACAGAAATCGACCCCGACGCCTTGCTGATTGAACTAGCAGGCCCTGGTGCAGCCCCCACCACCCCAGATAGCGCAGATGGTACCTGGGATGATATACATAGTGTTTCCAACAATAGACCACCACCCCCTGACAAAAGTAATACTAGCGAATCAGAACCTATTTCTACAGAGACCCCCCCTATTGAAAACTAAATTAGTAGGTATGGGGGTATATTTTTGTAAAACGACTATAACGTTATAGTCGAAATGGCTCTTGGAGTATTAGTTTTTTAGCATGGAGAGAAACGTAAGTGTTAGATTTTGATGGATGTATGGAGAGGATTATGTCGCCAGCGCAGAAGGAAGTGTTTTTGGTTGTAGATGAGTGGTGGAAGCGGTTTGGATTTAGTCCTACGCTCAGGGATATTGCTGAGCAAAGAGGTAAGAGTGGGTTGGCTAGTACTAAGGCGATAGTGGATAGGTTGGTAAAGCAGGGTGTTTTGAAGAAGAAGGATAGGATGGGTAGGAC